GTACTTATCGTGCTGATCGTAAACCCAACAGTAAGCTGGTCAAGTAGTGAGAATCGACACATACTATCTGAACATTGCTCAGGCCGCCTCAGAGCGTTCTAAGTGCGTTTCTAAGAAGGTTGGGTGTGTCCTAGTCATGAACGATAAGATCGCCTCTACGGGACTTAACGGTACTCGTAAAGGTACGCCCAACTGTTGTGATGTCTTCCCCGAGGGGAATTGTCCTGAACATAGGGCTTGGTCATTGGAAAATGAGATCCATGCAGAAATGAACGCCATTTTCCAAGCTGAAAGGGATTTGGCAGGGGCATGGGCATTCATAACTCACAGCCCTTGTGGTAATTGTCTAAAACACCTAAGAGGGGCTGGGGTGACACGTATCTATTTCAGGGATTACTGGCGTACCTCTGATGAGGAGCTTTTAAAAATAAAACAATGTGATATATTATTTAAGGAGGGAGAAGATAACTTTCTCAATTAACTTAGGAGGATTAACATGTTAGAAGAAGTTCAAGGTAAACCTGTCCGTGGTATCCTTTCCTGTGTGCAGTTCAGCCCAATTACGGGGAAATGTTACGCTACACTAGAAAGCCCAGACTTCTGCCAAGGAGAGGAAGGACGTAACGAATTGACGCAGGGTAAACCGATCCACACAAGCACTGTACGGTCTTTCGATGTAGTTGAGGGGCAACTGGTAATTGTGACTGAATACTCTGCGTACATCATTGAAGGTACTATCGATGTGATGGCTCCTGCCACAACTAAATCTGAGGGACTCTAAATGGGAAGTAAAATTATTCTATTGAATGGACCTAAGGCTTGTGGTAAGAATGTAGCAGTTGATCGTATCAAACAGGAATGTCCTGTAGAGATCTTTGACAGGCGTTGTAAGGATCACCTGTTCGTTGCCACCGCAGTACTGTTCAGGATGACTCTGGAAGAGTTCTTCGTTCACTATGAGTGCCGTGAAACTAAGGAATTAAGTAAACCAGAATTTCGCATTCTAACGGAAGCCTATAATGAATTGACCCTCATCACTAAAAAGGATACAATACCTGCTAAAAGGGACTTCACAGGTATGATTAACATATCAGTACGAGAGGCTTTAATCTATGTTTCGGAAATTATTTGCAAACCTACTTTCGGTAGCGAGTACTTTGGGTTCGCTCGTGCTGAAGCTATTGGCTCATCTGGTGGCATTGAGTGCGCTATCGATGATAGTTGTGGCTTCGATGATGAAATTGGACCTACGATCCAACGATTGGGTATGGATAGTGTTATGCTTATCCGTATTCACGGGCGTGGTTCTTTTGATGGGGATAGTCGGAATTATATTTCAGATGGTGTTGTGGATCGTACTTTAGATGTGTATAATACTGGAGCTGAAGAAGACTTCTTGGCTGAAGTTAGTAACCTTGCTTTGGAATTCTATAACAACTAATAGAGGAGTTGATGATGTCTGTATCCCCAGAACTAAAACAATTGTTAGAACGACTAAGAGAGTGCGAAGGACGGGATCTTGAAGGATCTCGGACATATCGAGTACATATCTCATCAGCGGAACAGTTGATAAAGGATGCGTACTCCTTGGGGTGCAGACATGGCAGCTCTGAGGGGGATGGTAGATGGTAAAGAAGAAGTTTAGGGAGAAAGAGCCGGGGGCCTATCAAGGTCATTGTGCTTGCCCTAGCTGCGGTAGTTCTGATGCGGGTTCCTACTACCTACACGAGGATGGTAGTCATTCATTCAGCTGTTTTTCAGCAGGTTGTCATGCAGCATACCCAGACTTTGATATAACTAACATGGTAGCAGCAGAACGTAAAGGAGGAAGGGTACTAGATATGGCAGTAGAGATGGAAAAATTAGGGGAGGTACGGGATAACCTAGCAGCAATGGACAATCCAGAACGCAAGATGCGAGCAGACGCCTATGAGTTTTATGGTGTCCAGATGGAGATGAATGCCGCAGGAGACCGTATCGAAAAGATCTTCTATCCAACATATCGTGATGGTAAACACGTAGGTTACCGTAATCGTAAACGATTCGAAGATTGGATGGATCAAGTTAAGAAGAAGCCAGAACTCTCAGGAGTCCTTAAAGACTTCTCAGGTGGTATTGGGGATACCAAGAAAGGTATTCAAATGTTTGGTCAGCATCTGTTCGAACCCGGTGGTAAGCGATTGATCATCACTTGTGGGGAAGAGGATGCGGTAGCAACTTACCACATGACCAAACTACAAACTAAGTTTGATGGTGGTTACCCAACAGTTTCTGTACCTTCTGGTGAAGATGTATCAGGTGTTAAACCTAACTTGGAATATATCTCCTCATTCGAAGAAATCTACATCATAGCAGACCAAGATAAACAAGGTGCGATCTTCCAAGATGACCTATGTAAGCTCCTACCTGTTGGTAAGGTACGTCTTGTAAAGCTCCCTAAGGGCATTAAAGACCCTTCCCAGATGTGGAAAGACTGTAAGGGTACTAAGCAGCATAACAACGCAGCCAAGGCTCTATATAGGTCTTTATTCAGTGCTGAGAAGTATTCCCCTGCGGGGATCATGAGCCTGTCAGAGGGCTGGGGTTCATACCTTAATCGTGGTAAAGATCCGTTGATTAGATTCCCAGATTCTTTTGGGGATTTGAATCATAAGACTTTTGGAGGGTACGCTTTAGGAGAGATCGTAAACATCATTGCCCCTTCGTCTGTGGGTAAGTCTTCCTTTGTTAAGGAAATGATCTACACAGCGTTGGAGACCACGAACTACAACGTTGGTGTTATCGCGGTAGAGGAAACCATTGATGAATTTATCGAAGGATTTCTATCAATCCACATGAGCACCCAGCTGAATGAGTTGTCCGATGATCAACGAGACTTCGGGGAAGAGTATAAGAAGTTCAAAGAGCTTATCACCTTACGCCCAGAGGAGTATAAGGGGAAGGGATACGATGATGTAGAACGAATCCAATTCCTTGATCATCAAGGGGCGTGTTCTGGCGAGGAACTACTTGAGAAGATTAACTTCTTGATTCATGGTTTGGATTGTAAGATCATCATCCTAGACCCTGTTACACTTGCTTTTAGTGGTCACGACACAGATGAAGATGAAATGGCTTCTGAGATTGTTAAGACCGTTAAGCGTAATAAAGTAGCTTGGATTAACGTTCACCATGTTCGTAAGAATAGTTCAGGGGGTACAGCTAACTCTGAAGGTGGTGACCTTGCAGAAGAGGACATTAAAGGTACAGGTGCATGGTTCCAAACAGGGATGATTAACCTTATCTTTACTCGTAATAAGGTGCATGAGAACCCTATCATTCGTAACACAACTCGTGTTAAGATGTCTAAATGTCGAAGGCATGGTAAGAGTACGGGGGTGTGTGGATACATTTACTATGATGGAAACACGGGAAGGTTAGAGTTAGGAATCGATCCATCAGAAATTATGGCGAATGAAGCAGGAGCTGAGGATGACTTCCCCGTTGCTGGTGAAAAAGATTGGTAAAAGGTTTGACAACGGACAAGGAAGTCTGTAAACTTACCCTAACTTAATTAAAGGAGATAGAACATGAAGTGGATTTTTACACCTAGGATTAACCTAGTGGATTTGGTAGGTATGTTCGGTGTTTCATACCTTATGACAAACTATGGGTTCTATTGGGGCCTTGCGATTATACCTTTAGTGTTAGTGTCTGCTTGGGGTGAACGCCACCTTTAAGGTTAAATACCTAGTTGACAATCGATAAGGAAGTCTGTAAACTAAGTTCATCAACTAAGGGAGGGAATACATAAAAGTTACCTAACTTAGTTGATAACAACCGAGGACTCGTCTAATTTGGAAAGACACCTCATTTGGAATGGGGAAATGTAGGTTCGATTCCTGCTACTCGGTTGAACAAGGCTCCCCGGTGGGATACCACATAAAGGGCGTCTGAGGGTGACGAAGTACCTCTTAAATAACCGTCAGGATGGTAGAGCTAATCCACTTGGGCCGGAGAGGTTCAGGCGCGGAGAAGCGACAGTTCAAATCTGCTGAGCAAGACACCGTATAAGGCGCGTTGCACTCAGGGTAGCTTACAGGCATGTAAGTAGGTCTATGGTTTCAGAGCCAGCCATTAACGAAGAAAGACGCTTCTCAAATGTCTACGGAGGTTCTCACGCCTTTTTCACCAAGGTGAGTCTGCTGTACGAGGGCTACGTACAAGATAACCTGAGGGCCATTAAGAGACCTTGTAGGGGTTATCGACATTACCCTGACTTAAGACCGACAAGCTAATCGGATCACTGAGTCAGGGATTTTTATGATTGTATATCCTTTGGATGTGTGTATAATCATAAAAAGTAATTCAAAGAGGAGGTAATATGCTTTGTAGTAAACATAGAAGATTAGTATTCGATGCAGAAGCAAACGGTCTTCTTCATGAGGTTACCCAGATGTACTGTGTCGTTGCTGAGGATTACGATACAGGTGAGCGGTTCCTGTTTCATGATTATCCAGAGTATGATGGGGTGTCAGGGGTGGATGAAGAGGGTAAGCCTTTCACTTTACCAGTGAGAGACGGAAGCTTGAAGCAAGGTGTTCAATTCATTCATTGGGCTAAGCAATTGATTTGCCACAATCTATTGGGTTATGACTTCTTCCTTATGAAGAAATTCTTCCCCCGATTTAAAATAAGGTTCAATTACCCGGAGATTCGTGATACACTCCTAGAATCGCAGGTTTCATGGTATGACAGACCTCCTGTTAAAGGTCACAAAGGCATTCACGGATTGGACCCTTGGGCTGCTAGACTAGGTTCTAGGAAGCCACCTATCACCGATTGGTCGTTCATGGACGCAGCTAAGCTTAATCGTTGTCTGGACGATGTTTCAATCAACACGTTAGTAGCTCGTCAGATGGAGAAAGAGTTCGCAGTACATAAAGAAAAGCGTGGAGTGGATCTCACAGAAGCCCTTACATGGGAACATGAGTATCGTTACTGGTCAACTTTCCAAGAGCTTAATGGCGCTTTGGTAGATGCTCCTCACATGGAACGGTGCGTTGTAGAGCTTGATGGTTTGATCGAAGACTTACGTGCAGAGATTGAGCCACAACTACCACCAACTCTTAAGGTAAAAGCACCAAAAGAGGAAGCACACACCGTAGCTAAGCTAGTTGGATCTACGAAGACTCCTCCTCGTATCCCCCAGACAAAGATTGTCAAGGGAGAAGAAAAACTTGTTTATGTTAAATCGATGTACAAACCTACTATCAAGTTTCAGAATGTAAAAAAGCATAAAATCTATGCTGTAGTGCTTGACAGTAAACAGCTGATAGGGTACACTTTTGAAAAGCTTAAGGAGGCAAGAGAATGGGCTAAGAAGAAATACCCAGATGTTAAGAAAGGTTTTAAGTACCCTTCTAAACAGATCGAGAGGTTTGAGCTTGACGCCCATACGAAAAGTCACTTCGCTGAGGAGATTGAGAAGGGTACTGAAATACTAGGCACCTTTACCAAGGTAGAGTTCCACCCCTCCAAAATGAGTCAGCATGAGAAAGTGAAACTTCTGTTGGTTAGTTTAGGATGGCAAACAGACGAATGGACGTTTGAGACGGACTCTGATGACCGACCAATTAGGGCGTCTTCCTCGGGAACCGTTGTATGGCCCTCTAAGCCTATCAATGGCTTCCAGTTGAAGGAAACGTACAAAACGGGGGAGCGTGTACCCCTTACTCCAAAAGTCACTAAGGATTCATTCCAGTGGCTTCCTGAGGGGTTCGGAGAGAAGATCAAGCACTACAACACCTACGTGCATAGGCGAGGTTTTATTCAGAATCCTAAAGATGATGAAAAGGGACTCTTGAATAACATAAGGAAAGATGGTAGAGTATCTTGCGGAATCATGACCTTCGGGACAACAGCAGGAAGAGCTTCACAGTTTGGTTGGGTTAACGCTCCAAATATTGATGCACTCTACGGAGAAAACATTCGTAAGATCATCGTAGCAACCAAAGGTCATAAGCTGATTGGTATTGATATGCCGAGTGCTCACCCACGATTGTTGGCAGACTTCACTCAGAACCAGACATTTATAGATGCAGTGGATGGTGAGCAGGAGTTAGAGGATGGAACTTATGTAGGTAAGGACGTTCACTCAGTCAATAGCGTAATCTTTGAGCTTAATGACCAAGAGGCTATTGACCTAGCAAGGAAAACGCAGGACCACGATCTTGTTGCCAAACTGAACAAGATGAGAGGGAAGAGTAAAGGTCCGTACTACTGTGTATTGTACGGAGGCTCAGATAAGAAGTTAGCACTTATCCTTGGGATTTCTCCAGATAAGGGGGCAAGGCTTAAACAACAGTATCTTTCAACACTAGGTCTTGATAAACTTCTTGAAGAAATTGGACGAACATGGGAGTATATGAAACATGGTAGAGGTAGCTACATTGCTGTATTGGGTGGTTATGTCGTTTGGTGTAGTTCCAAACATAAAATTATCAACTACAAAGCACTAGGTTCTGAAGCTGTCATGCAAAAAGTGGCAGTCTGCTTGCTGAATCGTAAGATTCAAGAGCTAGGGTTTAAAACCAAAGTAATCATAAACTATCATGATGAAGTGTTATTGGAGGCCCCAGATGAAGAAGTAGAGGCTATGAGAGTAATAGGTGCCCAAATGTATGCGGAGGCTGCTAAAGTCCTCGGGCTAACATTGGATTGGACCTCAGTGGCTAAGGTAGGTGATTCCTACGCTACGGTACATTAACCCGTTTGATAAAATAAAGGAGAATTAACTATGAAGGCACAAGCGTAAGTTAATATTAAAATAGTTGTTGACAACCACGACAATACGAGGTAGTATACCTACCTCACAGTAGTAAGTAATCTAAAAGTTTAATAAAACAAAGGAGATTTAAATTCTATGGCACTGTTGATTCAAAATGCAATTTTCAACTACGTATCAATCAAAACCCCTAAACTGGAGTATGAAAAGAAAGCCGACCCTAGTAGCACGTTCATGAACAAAGAGTATATTGTTGATGTACTTATGCCTTACGCTTCTTGGAAGAAATTCAAAAAGCACTATAAGAAAGTCGGTGCTATTGAGAAGGCTAAAACCTTCACAGCTAAGGAGTATGAGGCTGCATTTAAAATTGCTCCTCCTACTGATGAGATCTACCAAGACGAAGACGGGGAATTCACAGTAATCAAGTTCCGTCAACGTGCGTACTACAAGGATTCTGGTGATGCCACTAAACAACCTCGTATCCTAGGTACAAAGAAAATCACTAACGGTAACGGCGATGTTATCGGGTATAAAGACACTCTCGGTCATGATGTAGGGACTGATATCGAAGTAGGTAACGGCTCTTTGGGTGTCCTACAATTCCGAGAGCGTACTTGGACCTTCGGGGGTAAGGATGGTCTGTCTTTGGATCTGGTTAAGATTCAGATCAAGGAATTGATCCCTTACGTTGGGGCTGATGACAATGACGATGATTTCGATATGGAAGAGGAA